ATGAACGCCGAGCCTATATTGAAGACCTCTACGATGCGTACACTGAAAACGAGGAAAAGGACGGCCCACCTGTGTGGATCGATGAATACAACTCATTCTGTGCCAACCTCCGTAAGTCCAAGAAGGAACGCGCCCATGCTTGACCAGCTTAACGAAATCCACCACACCGTTCGCTTCTTCATTAAGCAGAACGGTTCGCTCAATGGCCTCACCCTTGAGGACTTCGATGAGGAGTACAAGGCTCTGAGGTCTGAGGCTGCTAAGGAGGATTACCTGCAAGAACTTTATGACGCTCTTACTGAAGAGGCATAATGTTACTCCCAGCTATCATTCTCCCTAAGCAAGAAGATAGACCGGATGAGGAGGTAACAAAGATCACCTATCTGCCGCACATGGATGCATTCCTAATCGGCCAAGGTGTGAATGTTACCCCTGATCCTAAGTCGCCCACTGAGGGACAGGTTTATCTTACGCTCCACCAGTTAGGCCATTTGTTTGGTGTCCTTCAGAATGAAAGGTTCATCGATGCAATGGCTATGGCTAGAAATGATTACAACAGAAAGGCACTAAATTGATTATTGAAACCGTCACCTTCCTCAACGACTACGGTTGTGGACATGAAATTACGATCTCTCTCCGTGAGGAGACTGTCGATCTGGACTTCACCTACATCTGTGATGATGAGAAGACCGAAACATTCTATGGCCTCCCCCTCAACGCTGCTGAAGCGCGTAAGCTTGCCCAGCGTCTGAATGAGGCTGCGGTTGAACTCGAAATGAAGGACATGAAGGGAGACATTTGGTAATGGCCGATAAGAAGAAGCTTGAACAGTTTACGTTCCCTAAGGGCGAAGCTCTCTTTGCCCGTCTGGAACAGCCCTATCACTTCTCCAAGCGCGATAAGCGTACCGTTCCGTGTAAGCCGTCTGATGCTGGTGCTGAGTATAGCATCTCCATCAAGCTGCCTACGAAGGAAGCTACCCCGATCATTGAGAAGATCAAGGATGCTTGGAAGGACTATAACGCTACTGAACAGCCGGGTACTTGGCCGTTCCGTAACGAAGTGAATAAGGATACGAAGGAACCCACTGGCAACGTCCTCTTCAAGACGAAGTTCAATGCCAGCTACCAGAACAAGGATGGCTCGTTTGCCTCCGTTGCTATCTTCGATGCGAAGGGACACAAGCTCCCCAAGAATTTCGAGATTGGCAATGGCTCCATCATTCGTCTGGGTGTGCAGCTTGTCCCGCATGATATGCAGGGCGGTGGCATCAGCCTCCGACTGAAGGGTGTTCAGGTTATTGAGCCGCGTGGTGGTTCAAACTTTGGTGCCATGTTTGAAGAGGAAGAAGGCTTTGAAGCTGATGAGGCTGATACCTCCAACGACGAAACCACTGAGGACTCTAACGTCCAGTTCTAATGAACAGTAGTGCATCACACTGGCAACCCGTTCGTGAGGACGGGTTCCGCTCTGGCTTCGAAGCGCGAATTGCTGAGGAGCTAATTAACAAGGGTATCCCGTTTGAGTACGAGAGTGAAATCATTCAGTACGTGAAGCCCGCAACTAGAGCCAGGTACACCCCTGATTTCGTCTTTCAAAAGAAGGATGGCAGTTGGTTGTACTTGGAACTCAAGGGGCGGTTCCTTTCGTCTGATCGAAAGAAGACACTCTTGGTACTCGACCAGTACCCTGATATAGACTTACGGTTTGTTTTCAGTAACTCAAACACTCGTATCTCAAAACAGTCGCAGACCACTTATGCAATGTGGTGTCAGAAGAACAACATTCGTTTTGCTGACAAGCACATCCCCGCTGAGTGGCTGGATGAGGTTAAGAAGGACCGCTAATGGAACGTCACGACGAGTCAAACTTTATCCGACACATCCCGTGTGACGAGTGTGGCTCGTCTGACGCCAACTCTCTCTACGATGATGGACACACTCACTGCTTTGCATGTGGTGTGACTAAGCAGAACGCTGATGCACCACCGCCTCCTCCTGAGGAAGGTGACAATGGGTTCCGGGTTGAGGGTGACCTCCTTCCGTTGCTCAAGCGGCGTATCAACGAAGACACCTGTAAACACTTTGGCTACAGGACAGGCACCTACCATGGTAAGCCTTGTCAGTTTGCGTATTACTATGACGAAATGCGGAAGCCTATTGCTGCAAAGCTGAGGTTCCCTGACAAGTCGTTCAGCTTTATTGGTGAACCCAAGAAGGCTGGCTTCTATGGACAGTGGCTTTGCCGTGACAAAGGAAAGATGATCGTGGTTACAGAAGGCGAGATTGATTGCCTTACCGTAGCCCAGGTTCAGGGCATCAAGTGGCCTGTAGTATCTGTTCCTAACGGTGCCTCTGGTGCTGAGAAGACCTTCCGTAAACACCTGTCGTTCCTTGAGGGGTTCGAAAAGGTGGTCATCATGTTCGACATGGATGAACCGGGAATGGAAGCAGCTAAGGAATGTGCTAAGGTACTTTCCCCCGGCAAGGCTTTCATTGCCACCCTTCCTCTGAAGGACCCCAACGAGATGCTTCTCGCTGGCCGTCAGTCAGAGATCATCGATGCCATCTGGTCAGCCAAGGCATACCGTCCTGACGGTGTGTTATCTGGTAAGGACCTGTGGAATGAACTGAGTGACACCACAGTACACACTAGCTACACCTATCCTTTCCCGGCTCTCAATGAGAAGACGGGTGGGCTTCGTAAGCGTGAACTGGTGACGATCACTGCTGGCACTGGCGTAGGCAAGTCTGCCTTCGTTCGTGAGATTGCATATGACCTGATCATCAATCACAAGCTAAAGGTTGGCATGGTTATGCTTGAGGAATCCCCCAAGCGTACAATGCAGGGCCTCTGTGGTATCGACATGAATAAGCCTATCCATACTGGTGTGGCATATACACAAGAGGAGTTACGGTTCTCATTCGAAAAACTTACCAACGATAATCGGCTGCATCTGTATGATGGGTTTGGTTCCTTGAGTGGTGCTGACCTGATCGACAGGCTGCGGTACTTCGCTGTTGGCCTTCAGTGTGACTTCCTTATCCTTGACCATCTCAGCATTGCTGTGAGTGGTCTTGAGCTACAGGATGAACGTAAGGCTATCGATATCCTCGTTACCCGCCTTCGCTCCCTCGTGGAAGAAACGGGTGTAGGTATCATCATGGTGTCCCATCTCCGTCGAGTTGATGGAAACAAGGGGCATGAGAATGGTGTAGAGGTTGGACTGAACCATCTTCGTGGTAGTCAGGCCATTGCACAACTCTCTGATCTGGTCCTTAGCTTGGAGCGTGATCAACAGGGTGAGAACCCCAACGAGTCTAAGGTTCGCGTTTTGAAGAACAGGTTCTCAGGTATCACAGGCATTGCTTGTACACTTGAGTATGATCCTGACACTGGACGTTTAACACAAGGAGTACTGAATGGAACACCGTTCTGATCTTGATACCGACGATGCCATCTTCGAAATGGATGAACTGTTTACCGTGCTTGCAACCCGTAACCCTGATTGGATAGGGCTGCACAACTTCTTCGACAAACTTACTGCTAAACTCGAAAACAAAGGAAGGTACAAATTCATGGGTAAGTCTCAGAACAGCAAGCTCATCGCTCACTTCAAGAAGGCTGGCAGCATCACTGTCCGTGAAGCCTTGGTTGAATACTCTATCCAGAGCCTCACCAAGCGTATTCAGGAACTGCGCCAGGAAGGCCACAACATTGTGTCCGTTCCTCGCCGTCACCCTGTCACGGGTCAGCGTTACGTCCGTTACTTCCTCATCCAGCAGCAGGTGGCATAATGCTTCTAGCTTTTGTGATCTGGTTGATTGGAGCGTGGATGGTATTTGAGGACATTCGTCATGTACCACCCCCGGCACCGATCTGGATTGATGTTGTCATTGCTGTCTTCTGGCCTCTCGCCTTCTTGGCGTCTGTCCTGATGCGGTACACATCGTCCTCTGACGATCTTTCATAAGACCGCTCTTCTCTAAGAGGGTCCCTAACAAGGAGAACTGAATGCGATTGATCTTCGACTGTGAAACGAATGGATTGCTGGACGAACTCGACCGTATTCATTCTCTCTGTATGATGGACATCGATACGTTGGAGACATACTCATGTACCCCCGACAACATCGATGTTGGTGTCAAACTACTGATGAAGGCGGATATGATTATCGGTCACAATGTGATCGACTTCGATATCCCTGCCATCAAGAAAGTCTACCCTTGGTTCGACATAAGTGAAACCAAGGTTCGTGATACCCTCGTTATGTCGTACCTTCTCTGGCCGAACCTGAGTGATCTAGATTCCAGCCAGAAGAAGCAAGCGTGGCCCTCGCGGCCCCTTGAGGTACGCCAGAAAGGCTCCCATAGTCTTAAGGCATGGGGACACAGGCTTGGGTACCACAAGTTGGACTACACGGGCGGGTGGGCTGAATGGTCCCCCGACATGCAGTACTACTGCGAAGTGGACGTAGAGGTCACCGAAAGGCTGTGGAAGCTAATCGAGTCGAAGGAGCCTTCTGAGAAGTCCGTTGAGCTTGAACATCAAGTTCGTTGGGCAATCTCTAGGCAGGAGCGGTATGGTGTCCGGTTTGACACTGACGCTGCAAACAACCTCGTGCGGATGCTGATGAAGCGCCGTGCTGAACTTGAAGCAGAACTACAGGATGCGTTCCCCCCGTGGACCATTGAGGAAGTGTTTATCCCAAAGGTAAACAATCTGAAACGTGGTTATGAGAAGGGAGTTCCCTTTATCAAGAAGACTACTGTGGTGTTCAATCCCAACTCCAGGGACCACATCGCAGATCGATTGACTGCACTGTATGGCTGGAAGCCTACGGAGAGAACTGAGGGTGGCAAGGTGAAGGTTGATGAAACCGTCCTTGAGCATCTTCCCTATCCCCCGGCTAAGGGACTTAGTGAACTGCTACTCATTCAGAAACGATTGGGTATGGTTGCTGAGGGTAAACAGTCATGGTTTGGTTCCGTTAAGAATGGCCGTATCCATGGCCGTGTGCTGACGAACTTCACTGTAACTGGTCGTGCATCACATCGTAACCCTAACTTGGCTCAGGTCCCTGCTGTAGGTTCTCCCTATGGTAAGGAATGTAGAGCCTGTTTCACTGCATCTACTGGCCGTAAGCTGGTGGGTGTGGACGTTAGTGGACTAGAGCTTCGTATGCTGGCTCACTTCATGGCTGCATATGACGGTGGTGAATACGGTAGAACTGTTGTTGAGGGTGACGTTCACACTGACAACATGAAAGCTGCTGGTCTTCAGAACCGTAACCAAGCTAAGACCTTCATCTATGCATTCCTGTATGGCGCTGGCCCCGGTAAGATTGGGTCCATCGTTGGCGGTAGTGCAAAGGATGGTAACACTCTTCGTAACAACTTTCTAAAGAAGACACCCGCACTTCACAAGCTGCTAACCGCAGTGAAGAGTGTGGCTAATCGACGGGGCTATCTCATTGGCCTCGACGGGAGACACTTGCATATCCGTAGCGAACACTCAGCACTCAATGTTCTCTTGCAATCCGCAGGGGCGCTGATCTGTAAGCGTTGGGTAGTCGAGGTTGACAACATGATCAAGGAACGTGGGTGGTCTAACAAGGTTAACCAGGTTCTCTTCGTTCATGATGAATGTCAGTTCGATTGTGATCCCGATATCGCTGAAGAGTTTGCTCAAGCTGCTATTGAGTGTATCTCTAAGGCACAAGTCTACTTCAACATAACAGTACCCCTAACTGGTGAAGCCAAGATTGGGGCAAATTGGGCGGACACACATTGACGAGTAAGCGTAAGGCTAATAAGTTCGATCAGGCCAAGGGAACCATTAAGTTGCTTCCTAAGACCTTTATGCAGTCAGAGTACATTTCGGCTCTGCTAAGAGCGGATCAGGTTATCGTGCTGGGACCAGCGGGTACAGGCAAGACATACGTTGCTGCTACCTACGCTGCACAACAGTACGACCTGAAACACATTGACAAGATCGTACTAACTCGACCTAACATTTCCTCTGGTAAATCCATTGGCTACTTCCCCGGTACTCTTGAAGACAAGATGACACCGTGGATGGCCCCGCTAGTTGATGTTCTCAACAAGCACTTGGGTAAGCCTGTAGTGGAATGTGCCATGAAGAATGGTAACATCGAGTTTGCTCCGTTTGAGACGATGCGAGGACGTTCCTTTGAGAATGCCTTCGTACTCTTGGATGAAGCGCAGAACGCTACTCTGGATGAACTACAGATGTTCCTCACTCGCATAGGTGAGAACTCTAAGACCATCCTAAATGGTGACGTATCCCAGACCGACTTGAAGGAAAGCTGTGGCCTCAAGAAGGTTATCCATATGGTGAAGAAACACATGCTACCGATCCCTGTTATTGAGTTTGGTGTGGACGATATCGTTCGCTCTGGTCTCTGTAAGATGTGGATTGAAACATTCATCAAAGAGGGAATACATTGAGCATAAGCTTTCTAGGTTTGCTACAGATCGTCTTCATCACGTTGAAGCTGACGGGTTACATTGCTTGGCCTTGGTTCTGGGTCCTGACCCCCATTTGGGGAACGGTCCTACTTGGGGTCTTCGTGTTTCTCATCGCAGCGTTGATGGAGTTTATTAGTGCAAGTTGAACTGATCGACTACATGGGTGACGATCTGCGGGTGGCTAATGCTGCCCGCGTTTCGTTCGCTAAGGAGAGTGATTGGGAAATAACGGGATGGACTGAGGAGGTTGATCTTGATAGTAGGACTGTCACTGAGGTAGCTCAGTACAAACTGTCCGAACAGGATACCAAGCTCATCCACTATCTCGCCAAGCATGGACACTGGTCACCATTCTCCCATTGCTTCCTATCCTTCCGCATCAAGGCACCAATCTTCGTAGCTAGGCAGCTTGCCAAGCACCAGGTTGGCCTTGCTTGGAATGAAGTGAGTAGGCGATACGTGGACAGTAACCCTGAGTTCTACGTTCCTGACGGCTGGCGCAAGCGGGCTGAGAACGTGAAGCAGGGTAGCTCTGATACGGAAGTATATCACGACAGTTCTGTCTACAACGTAGCTGTCAGGACTGCTGTCAACGCCTATGACAGACTGCTTGATGATGGCGTCTGCCCTGAACAGGCCCGTATGGTCCTCCCTCAGTCCATGTACACCGAGTGGTACTGGTCTGGATCACTCTACGCATTCGCTCGTGTTTGTAAACTAAGGCTTGACAGCCACGCTCAGGTAGAGACAAGAGAGGTGGCTAAGGATATTGAGAAGTCTCTTATTCAGCATTTTCCTGTTAGTTACGCTGCCCTATCAGGTAGCTCTAGCTAACAAGGTAACTGCTTCATGGTACGGCCCAGGTTTTCATGGGAAGCGTACTGCAAGTGGTGAAACCTTTAACCAAAACGCTTTCACAGCGGCGCATCGTTCACTACCGTTTGGCACCAGAGTAAAGGTGTCACACAAAGGTAGATCAGTAACGGTGCGTATTAACGACAGGGGACCATTCGTAAGAGGACGGTCCCTTGATCTGTCACGGAGTGCAGCTAAGGCAATTGGTTGTCTTGGTGTATGCACCGTGTTAATTCAAATAGTAAAGTAAGGAGAAGACATGGATAATCTCTTTCATGCGGTTATCGGAGCCGTGCTTTCTGTTGTTTCCGTTCACCCCCATCTTGATGCCCCCGGCTTCTGTAAGTGGGAGCCTGAGTATTCGCGCATGGCTACGAACCCGTGTACGAATGATACGAAGGGCGCTCCTCAGAAGCATGAGAAGCGTTCTGCACCCGTAAAGGACCACAAGAAGGATCACGACGATGATGATGATCATGGTGGTGGTAACGGCGGTGGCAACGGCGGTAACCCTTGTGGTGGCAACTGTGGCAATGGCAACGGTAATGGTGGCGGCAACGGCACTGGTAACGAAGGCAATGGCAACGGTCCCGGCAATGGTAACGGAAATGGTAACGGTGGCGGCAACGGAAACGGTGGCGGCAACGGTAACGGCAAGAAGTAACCATACCACTCAAAAAATAAACGGCGGGATCACTCGGTGGTCCCGTCATTCCCATGGAGAATAAATGGAAAAGGAAATGTTGGAACTTACTACAGGCCCTGAAGACATTATGTCTGTCCGTGCTGGAATGATGATTGCACTCGCTGAAACCGTAGATAAAGTCCGTAACGAGGCTGCACAGGATATGCTCCTGTATGCCATGGACTGTCTGCTGTTTACCATCAACCCCCCTCGTGGTGAGTTGGTGTCTATTAAGAAGGACGCAATTCCAGATACACCGGATGATGCAGCATGATGTTTGCAGCTTGGATATTAGTAATTACCCTACCTAACCTGGAAGTGGTTGAGGTTGCTGAGTTTGATACCCAGACCGAATGTGTACAGGTTGGTATCGCAGCACTTGAGCTAGGCTTCCTCCCTATGTGTTATGAGGTTATCGATGGCTGAGTATACGATCTTCACTAAGCCCACCTGTAAGTACTGCAACCTCGCCAAGGGGCTGCTGTCCAAGCTGGGCCTGACCTATAAGGAAATTGATATTGAAGAAGTCCCTGCCCTTCGCGTTCTCGTGAAACAGGCTGGCTTCACAAGTGTACCTATCATCTACACAGGTGCTATCCTTGTAGGTGGTTACGAAGACCTTCAAACCAAACTTGAGGAGACTGTATGCTCAAACGTGTGATTGCTTGCGCTGCCGTGCTGATGTGGACCTGAAGTAATGGCCTCACTTCTGATCGACGCTGATATCCTCGCTTATCAGGCTAGCTCCATGGTGGAGGTAACCATTAAGTGGGATGACGATATCTTTACACTGCACTCTGACCTCGCTGAGGCCAAGAAGCACTTCGATAGCATGGTGGAGTCCCTTCATCTTGCTAGTGGCGCTGAGGGTTACGTCCTGTGCTTCACGGATCGACGGCATGTCAACTTCCGTAAGACCTTGGTTGACCCTACCTACAAGGCTAACCGCAAGGACATGAGACGCCCGTTGGTTCTCACTGACCTTGAGAAGTATGCCTACACTAATCATCCTTGTGCGTTTAACGACACCCTTGAGGCTGATGATGTTATTGGTATCTGGGCTACGTCCAGAAAGAATATGATCATCTACTCTGAGGATAAGGACCTCAACCAAATCCCCGGCATTCATTTCGATGGCAAGGAGTTGTACACGGTTACCCCTGAACAGGGCTACCGCTTCTTCATGTCTCAGGTGATCACTGGTGATACCGTTGATGGTTACAAGGGTTGCCCAGGCGCTGGTCCTGTTAAGGCTGAGAAGCTTCTTAGCAGCCGTGCTCCTCATGACTACTGGTTGGCTATTGTTGACCTGTATGACAAGGCTGGACTTACTGAAGAAGATGCACTCACTCAGGCCCGCTTGGCCCGTATCCTAACCTCTGAACTGTACATTAATGGAGAAGTAAAGCTTTGGTCACCGACAGAGTAGAACAGGTTCGTCATCATGGTGATGAATATTTCATCCCGCAGTCTCACCCCGTTCCCCCCGCTGCTGATATCATTAATCGGCCAGCCCACTACAATTATGGGAAGGTGGAAGTGATTGACTATATCATGCAAGTCTGTGCGCTGTATCCCGGCCATCAGGCTGCATTGGTAGCCAACCTCATTAAGTACGTCAGCCGCGCCCCAATTAAGTCAAACAAGGAAGAAGATTTGAAGAAAGCACAATGGTACATGAACAAACTCGTGGAGACACTCTAATGGATAGCATGGAAATGGTAGGTGAGTTCATCACCAAGTTTGATGCAAGTCACGAACCCGCTCTGTGGGAAAAGCTCATTGTTGAGGAAGCTCAGGAAGTCCGTGTGGCTTTCGGCAACCTCCTTAAGGAAATCTCTGATCTGGTGTACGTGACCAATGGTTACGAAATCACTGGTGGAGATATGCACAAATCTGTCGATGGATTCGAAGATGTGGCAATGATCCTTTATTGGCTTCAGGGTATTCCTGATAGCATTCGTGAAGAAGCCTTCGCTCGTGTACATCAGTCTAACATGAGTAAGCTTGGCTCTGATGGTAAGCCTGTGAAGCG